TTTAAATAACCCTTCCATATCTGCTTTAACGGATAATCAAAGTCTATTGGAACTCTTTTTAATTCTCTGCCCATAGTATAAACTCCTTTTTCCTTTCATTATACTATACAGGCACACGTATGTCAATATCTATCTTGCTAGTAACAAGCTAGTAACAAATATCCTATAGAATGTTGATAATCAGGCATTTTCTTTTAAATGCATCTTAATTTTCTTAAACTTTTCAAGAAATTCTTCTGCCCATTCATTTGCTCTTTTATTTGATTCTATGATTTCTTTAAGCTCTTTGTGCTTTTTGTAAATTTGCCCTAGAGCTCCATTTAATTTATCAGCGTTTCTATTTTCCTTTTTTTTATGTTCAAATTCAGAAATGTCAATAATCTTTTTTTCCAATAACATCTCCATAAGTGTAAAAAATAATATATCATGTTCAGCCATTGACTCTATTATCCCTAACACAGCTAATTCATCAATCATAAAATCCCCCTAATCCTTTCTTGTGCATTTTTGGGTTTAATTGTATTATTCTTCTTGGGGCTCTTTATTTTTTTGCAATGTTTTTCTACGGGCTATTGATTTTGGTTCAAAAACTTCTGGAGCGGTAGTTTCCTGCCGCTCCATTGTTTCACTTTCTTTTTTAGCCGCTTCTTGTTCTTGTGTCAGCCGCCTTCGCCTATTGAAAGCTGTTAAACTCATGATAGTACCTCCTATACGGTGTGACGCAACAAGATAGCCCCAATATTTTTGCGGTCATATACTCTGTTCCAATTGACTCCGTCTTTTAGTTCTGTATTGTTTGGGGCTGTTCCAGTCATATTCGCCCCAGTCCATGCGACACCAAGCATATGCAATACGAACGCCCTGCGGTTGATTAAGAAATCATCTCCTAAAAGAGCATCTCTATCCGTTTCGACTGGAGTCAAGTCAACCGGTGTTCCATCACCTCGTGCAATTATTCCATTCGCAAGAAGATATGTATCGTACACATTTCCGGTATGAGGAACGGTATCATCAGTTATGGTTCTATACCCTAGATATGTGGGAATAACGATTTCCCCACGTGCATTAGGAATATAATCAATTAAATTTTGTTTCTGCAATTCCGTATACACTGCGCTGTGCATGACAAATGCCGCTAACTGATCAGCGGCATCACCCAAAAGCTGCTTGGCATCCAATGTGTTATCGGCGCTTATTTTTTCAGTGCTTTTATCAAGAACATGTTCTGCCGCCATAGTTGTGCTTGCGAACACGCCGGTCAAAGTGCTGATCAATATCTTTTGCTCTTCACGAACCCACCATTCTGCCAACATGGATGCGATTGCATCAATTGCGCTATCTCCGGCTATAGCGGAAGCCAGTTCATTCGCTGACCATGCCTTACCTCTAAGCTGTAAAACGGCTACGTCCTGTTCTGTGCCAATACCGCCTGGCGTTAACGGGTTGACATCACTTAAGATTTCGGAATCACCACTGATTCTTTTCCAGAATGGAAGATTTATAGTTCTTCCCCCGCCTGAAACAAGTTCGTTTAATTTTTCGTTTTGTGTAATCAATCCACTGTTAATCAATGCGGATTTCTCAATAATTGCTTCACGTAAATAAGCCGCAAAGACTTTTGGTTCAATAATATCTGCTATTCTTGTTGCCATAATATTTTAATCTCCTTTAATTATAAATTTACTCCTGCTGCTTTTGCCATTGCAGTAGCTTTTGCAGGGTCTTCCTTGTAAATACGTATCTGCTCCTCAAGGTTGCGATTTTCTTTCAACCAAGGGTTTTTCTCGCCGTCTGTACCTGCTGGCGGCGTCGCCACTTGTACCCCTTTAATTTCGGTTATTCCAAAGCGGGCCGCATATTTTTCTTGATATGGCTTGATGTAATTATCCTTATTTTTAATGTCGTCTTCTTTGTCATTCAACTCCATTGCACCATAATCAAGAATATCAAGCATAAAATCGTCAATATCACATTTTCGCACTTGCTTTTCAAGTAGCAATTTTTCACCTAAACTACGTTTCTTTCTTAAAATTGATTCGGTTTCACTTGCCGCTTTAAGATCATCAAGTTCCTTTTGCTTTATTGCAATATCGGTATCATATTTCTCCTGCAAGTCATCAAGCTTAGTTTTAAGATCTTTATACGGTTCCGTTTCTTTCACGTTTAGACCTTTTTGCGCATCCGCTACAGCTTTTTGCAAATCATCCTCTGTTTTCAATTTTGATGTAGAAGCTGTGTAAACTGCAAATATTTGGTCTATTTTTTCGCTCTCAGAAAGAGCCGTGTCGTTTAATATTTTTTTAATTGTCGGTCTATTCATAATCAATCTCCTTTAACGCCATTTAAGGCAAATGTCAACATTTTCGCCTATTGACTGCGGCAAATTAAGCCTTTTATCGCCTTGCTAAGGGCAAAAATTTCTGTTATTCGTCTTCGTCATCCTCTATTGCTTCGATATTCTCAGCCGTGTTGTACTTTATCATCATGTTTGCAATCGTCAACATGGCTTTGTTGTTATCTCGCAGTAGGGTGTCTGCTGTTGAAATAAATTCATTTTTAATATCATCCGGAAGATCAGAACTTTTAACAAGTGCAACCAATTCTTGCCATTGTCTAACCCTGTAACCATCTTCCGCCAATCTCACAAGTTGTGCTAAGATTTCATTCATATATTTCCTGTCAGGCTTAGATTCACTTGCAACTGTTACCTTTACGTCTGCCACTCAATCACCTCCTATTCATAATAAAATTCGCTCATGGTTTTTATAGAAGACTACTCTAAGAGCATATTAATATAATAAAAAGACACTCGTTTGAGCATCTTTAAAAACTAAATTTATTATTTTATTTTTGCTAAAATCTGATTCTCTATATTACTTAAACTGATTGAGTCGTATATATCCCTTACCACTTCCTTGATGGTCTTGCCCTCGCATGCTCCTGATTTTGCTTTTTCTATGACTGAAACCGGGATAGGGATGCATAATGACAAGTCCAGCGCCTTCCTTTGATTGGATATGGCGTCTAGCTGATCATATAAGTATTGTGCTTCTTCCGGAATATCTTCTTTCTTTCCGGTCGGGTCATATATCTTGATCGCTTCGGATAGCTTTGCTTCTCGTGCCATCATCTTATCTGATTCCATTTTGATATCTGGATAAATGTAATACAAAATATCGCCATCCTTTCTTAAATCATTAAAAAATTTTGTCTCGAATGATGACAGGGCTTTCCCCATCGGAATAATATATAAAAGAATTATTTAACCCAATGACGTCTAAAAATTTAGGATTATCATCTCTATAGGCTTTATACCCATCTTTTAATATTACAAGATCATCATCATCGTTTAGGCAAGCAATCACTTCCTCATCATCCGTGGTTATAATAATATTCACATGACCACTACTCCTTTCTTATTGCTATGCGATTAGCGACAAGCTAGTTACAAATTCGCTTAAAAGCCCTTGTTTCAACAGTCTTTCTATTAACTCTTACTTAAACCCCTTCGAAAGGTTTTCCGAAGATACTTCTTCCCATATTTTACGGTTTTCTAGGATGGCGTCTTTAAGATATGGTCTTGCTGCCATTTTCATGGTTCCATTGTGAACCCAATTCGCATAATTTAAGGAGTTGCCAATATCCACTGATCGTTCATGGACTTTATAGTTTACGTCACGGATCAGGTCACCAGTCAAATAAATCGGTCTGTAATATCTTTTTTTCATATAGTCTGTCGTGACCTCAACCGCTGCTTCTCCAATCGCCGTTAATGCTCTGGGAATATTATGTTCGAATTGCTTGAGAACCTCTTTTGAGTTGTCTTTTAATGTATATCCGGCTGTTTTCCCATTAGCCATGAATATCACCTCTGTTTTTAAAAAATCATTTTAATTTATTGTTTTTACATCGACCTATCCGCAATAGGCGGAATAGTTATCTCAATCAGCTCCCTCCGTTTTTCCTCTCGTTGATTGTGATATTCCTTAAACGATTCGCCTGAAAACTTAGCTCTATGCGCTGCCAGTGCGGGTGAGGTGAATCTCACCATAG